GTATTTCCTTATGGTTGTACAACATGTACGGATACCATCGGTAAACAAGCCTGTCAAACTCCTAATGAAACTCCGGATTCTACAAGGATATGTAATCCAACTCGTGCTGCAGGTTATCGTGGTGGATTAGTTCTACTTACATTTAAAGGATACACTAATACTGAAATCTGTGCGCCTACCAAGTAAATATCAAATAGGTTCTGTTGTATGGATTGTCTTCATGGCACTCACTGCAATTGCATTATTCATCTTACCAATGTTCGCGTAATGGAAAAAGAAAAAGATTCATATGAGGAGAAGATCTCCAAGTTTGAGAAATACATTAATATGGTATGGGGAGTTTTAGCTCGTAACTGGGGTAAGCTTATCGTCCTTTCTGTCCTTACTATTATAGTATGGTTCTGTTATCTTGTGAAAAATGAGGTAGAGAATCCGCCATCGGTGGACTACTATCCTGCAGAGACATCTCCAGAAGATTACTACGGAAATCCCGCTGTTCAAGAAGATACTTCTACTATGTATGATGATTCTGTATATTAAATTTGCTTTTCTTGAATTTGTGTTTTATATTTGTCCCAGCTTTGAGCAATTAAGCCAGGCCATAAATCTATAAAACATGAATTCAAGAATCAGCATTGACGTTGATCACGACAACCAGCCGGTGATCAAAATTGAGTACAAAGACTCTGATGACGTTAGAGACAAACTCGTAAAAAAATTCCTAGAAACTTTTGCAGGTATATCCTGTTATGCCAGCTTCTACTTTTTGGACAGTTCAGAAATGGTTGTTCATAATAATAGAACAGCAATGCTCAGACCCATTCCTCCAGCCAATCTTCCGGATGAAGTAAAGGCAATGACTCATTTTGCAAATTTAGTACTTCAGTCAAAGACTAAGACTGAAGAAGCTAATCCTAAAAAAAGTAAAAAATAAACCAAAAACCTTTTGGTGTACAGGTCAACCATATAACCAACATGGAACAAACAGCAAAAACATTACACAACACCACAGCTAATGGAGCTACAAAGAATGTAAAAGACATTATATTCTGGGGTGACGGAGACACTTTCAAATTACTTTCTAAAGCATCAAGTGAAAATGAGGGATGGATGAAATCATCTAAAGCAATGGAAATAGAAGGTGTAGGATGTGTAGTTCAAGTCACTACTCAGCAAAGGAATGTTGACCTTACTTATTCGGTAGCGGAAGCTGTTACTTTTGTACCAGGAGTTAGAATACTAGAACTGGCGTCTAAAGAAGACAATAAAGTAGTATCTAGAAAATTAGTTAAGATTTAATTTGCACACGTAAAAAACAAGTAATACATTTGCCTTATGAAAGCAACAAGTTTATGTTTTAGTTATCTTTGGTCCTCGCTGTTAAAGGCAATGACTCGCGGTGCTATGACATAAAGTTTCTTACTTTGTTCATTTTTAAATCCCCGGGTTCTGCAACTTCCCGGGGATTTTTTATTTATGGAACTCTAGCCAAGTTGGTCAAGGCAGTGGACTGAAAATCCACCCATACTGGTTCGATCCCAGTGGGTTCCACAGTTAGGGAATTGTTAGGGATTCCCTAAATACATCCTGACGCAGAGAGTTGGAGATCTCAGCCAGACTGTAAATCTGGTGCTACGGCTTTGGTGGTTCGAGTCCATCCGGCAGGACATAAGGAAGATTGGCAGAGCGGCTTATTGCATCAGTCTTGAAAACTGAAGGTGGTAAAACATCCGTGGGTTCAAATCCTACATCTTCCTCTTATACATTCCTAGCTCAATTGGTAGAGCAGTGGTCTCCAAAACCAAAGGTTCTAGGTTCAACTCCTAGGGAATGTGCAACATTTGTTCACCTCATCAATAAGGTGAACAAATACAAGAATGGCTCTACCATTGGGTTTGAGTCAACTGAAAAATAAGGTACCGTGGGTGAGCGGTTTAACTCTAGGTCTGCAAAACCTAGTACGTCAGTTCAAATCTGACCGGTACCTCTACGGAAAATTAACTAGCTCGGGCTAGGCCAGCCTGCTAAGCTGAGTGAGGGTAATACCTTGTGGATCAGGGCCACAGTTTTCCGCTAATACCCGGTTGGGCAAATTGGTAAAGTCACTAGACTTAGGATCTAGGGTTTGAGGGTTCGAGTCCCTCACTGGGTACACCGCTCCTATGGTGAAATTGGTAAACGCGCTGGGCTTAAGACTCAGTGGACCGTAAGGTCTTTACAGGTTCGATGCCTGTTGGGAGCACTATAAAATTATTTTTTAAAAATAATTCATTATTTACTTGACAAGTTAAAATATTGTTGTACATTTGCCACCGATGAAACAGAATATACATATCACGCAACCCAATATGGGCAGAACACGCAAGGCTGACGAAGTACTTGCAGTGGAGGCTAGTGTGTATAACATCATGATTAGAGTTTAGTTTAATTGTTAGTTATATTTATCACAAAGAAGCCTCCAAGTAATTGGGGGCTTTTTTAATTTCATTGTGTGGGAAAGTTGGTAATCCGCCTGGTTTGGGACCAGGAGACCGCAGGTTCAAGTCCTGCCACATTGACTACACGGAAACCTGATGAGGTAGTGAACGTAAGTGTATATTGGGCTACGGAGCACGGATTGGATGTGCAGATGCTTTGCAAGCATAAGGTCTTGGGTTCGAGTCCCAACTAGTCCACAATTGCAGGAATAGCTCATCCGGTAGAGCGCCTGACTTCCAATCAGGAGGCGGCAAGTTCGAGACTTGTTTCCTGCACAATAAATGGTAGAGGTCTTTGTTTGATCTACGCCAGAGAGTACATGCTTGAAGTACAAACATCTGTGGTAGAAAATGGATGTATATAAAGGAGTGGTTAAAGCCCATAGTTTCTAACTACTAGGAAACTAAGTTTGCGGAAAGCCTTTGTTTTGTACTAGTGTATTCTCAAAGCAATTGGCCCGTTAGGGGAGTGGCCGTCCCTACCGCACTGTCACTGCGGGGATCACCAGTTCAAATCTGGTACGGGCCGCCAAGCTTCTTTAGCTCAGCGGTAGAGCATTTGATTGTTAATCAACAGGTCCTAGGTTCAATCCCTAGAAGAAGCGCAACATTGACAATTAGCTCAGGGGTAGAGCATCACACTGATAATGTGGAGGTCATAGGTTCAATTCCTATATTGTCAACCATAGGAGTATAGCTCAGTTGATTCAGAGCAGGTCCCTTACAAGGATCAGGTCGGTGGTTTGAATCCATCTACTCCTACAAAGTTAACCTTTTAAAGTTTAAACATTATGAATATGTTTTTGAGAATATGTAAGATAAGAAAAAGCAAGAAAAGATCTTGCTAAACTTTCTATGTCTTCATAACTCAATTGGCAGAGTACCATACTTTTAATATGGGAGTTCCGGGTTCAAATCCCGGTGGGGACACCAAGTACAAATGTCCCTATAGCTCAACTGAATAGAGCAACGGTCTTCTAAGCCGTAGGTTGCAGGTTTGAATCCTGCTAAGGACACAATGATCCTTAGCTCAGATGGTAGAGCAGTACACTCATAATGTAAAGGCCGTGGGTTCAATCCCCACAGGGTCAACAAAATATATGGCGGGGTGGAGCAGATGGCTAGCTCGGGAGACTCATAACCTCTAGGTCGTTGGTTCAAATCCAACTCCCGCTACAATACCTCAGCGAGGTAAAATGACTGTTCATACTCCTAATAAAGAGTAGAAAATATAGTGCTAGGATTTCTACTACAGTCATCATGTTCTTATCGTCTAGTGGTGAGGACGCTAGGTTTTCATCCTGGAAACAGGGGTTCAATTCCCCTTAAGAATACATAAGCTTCAGTAGCTCAACTGGTAGAGCAGGACTTTTGTAAAGTTCAGGTTGTAGGTTCGATTCCTATCTGGAGCTCGGTGTTAGTAGCTCAGTTGGTAGAGCGTTTGTTTGTGGTACAAGAGGTCAAGGGTTCGAGACCCTTCTAACACACTAATGGTTTCATGGTGTAACTGAATAACATTTCTCACTACGGATGAGAAGACTGGAGGTTTGAATCCTTCTGAGACCACCATTATTGTCCTGTAGTGTAATTGGCAACATATCAGACTTTGATTCTGGGGATTCTTGGTTCGAGCCCAAGTGGGACAACTTTATTTTTATTTGATAATTATTTGTATATTGCACCAAGTTTTTGTATATTGTATAATACAACTAATTATAATGGCCATGCCAAAAAATAACACAGGTTCAATTAATATTCAGGCAATTATTAATGAATATGGAGTATTAAGTGCTTCAGATATAAGACCAGAAGATTATAGTATTGTAGCTAAAAAAGTTAGTAATAGACGCAATGGTACTGAATATCTTTTTAATGTAATACCTGTTGCAGCCTTAGTTGGTGGTGGAGGTATTCAATCAGTTGTACTTAACAATCTTAATCCTCTTTTTACAGTTGCTAATATAGGTACAGTTAATAATGCTATTTTTAACTTTACAGCAATTGTCCAAAATCCACATATGTTCTATGCAGGACCTACAAAAAATCCTGCAGCTATTCCTACCTTTAGAGCAATAGAACTTAGGGATCTTCCTTACGCGGGAAATCCTGGTGATGTGCTTACTACAGATGGAACGGTAGCTTCATGGCAACCTGCAGGTGGATTATCAGATTGGAAGTTAGGTGGTAATGTGGTAGGTTCTCTACAATTACTAGGAACAAAAGATAACTTTGATCTTCCTTTTATTACAAATAACAATGAAGTAGCTAGATTCACAACAGATGGTGTGGGTCTAACTCGTTTCTATATCAATGCTACAACAAATCTTCATGGTTCAAATGCAGGTATCCAATATGCTACTACA